TTATCACCATCAATAATAGTTACAGATAGTCCTGTTAATGTTAATGAACCTGCTCCTGGAAGCGCATTTTCATCTTCATTAAACGTTGGTGTTAAAGGAGTTAGATTTAAACTTCCTGCACCAAGCGGAATAATATTTCCTTGTACATTGCTTGGACTTAATCCTGCAACATTTAACGATCCAACACTCGGTGTTTCATTTAATCCAAGTGCTAGTGTTACTGAATTGCCTGTAAGCGTTAAAGTAGCTGTACCAGGCGTTAAGATTACATCATTAGTAAATTCAACTTGTAATCCTGTTAAGCTTAAAGCAACAACGTTAGGTGTAACATTAGCACCTATAATAGATGTTGCTGTATTACCTGTTAAAGTTAAAGTGCCTTTACCTGCTGTAACAACACCACCAATATTCGCTGTTGGTTGTTGAGCAGTAAGCGTTAAGCTACCTGTACCTGGTTGTGCATTTTCACCTAAAACAAGTGATGGACTAAAAGCTGTTAAACTTAATGATCCTGCAAAAACAGGTATGTTGTCTCCATCCTCTATATTTGGAGCTTGTGGTGATAAGGTTAAAGAACCTGCACCACTTGTTATTACATTACCATTTACAAGTGTCGGTGTTTTAGCTGACAAGCTTAAACTTGCAACTCCTGGAGTTACATTAACTGCTGTTGCAACAGTTGGTATTTTTGCTGTTAATGTTAAGCTACCAACACCAGGTGTAACATTTAATGTACTTATAAAGTTTACTGACTTACCACTTAATGTAAGAGATCCTGCACCTGCTGTTACATTTACAGCTATTGCTGTTGTGCTTTCAGAGTATGATGTCTCTGAAAATGTAGTAAATCCATAAGACATCTTTTAGACCTCTTGTTCTAGTCTAGGATCTACCCATCCTTCAACTGCTGTCCACTCTCCATTAGCGTAAGTGTATTTGTAACCAAAATAATCATCTGGAGTAGTTACTCCTGTATGCAATGTTGCATTGCCTGAGTTAACATCTGAGATAATTAAAGTTGGATTACCATTAGCGTCTTTTATTGTTGATTTATCCGCACCAATCTCAACAATTTTATCATCACTAAATAAATAGATTGAAGTATTAGCATTATCACCACTACTCCAAGTTATAGTTTGTGCCATTTTGGTCTCCTTATGATTTAATTAAAATTTTTGTACTAGATAAAGCAGTGCCACCTAATACTGATGGCGTTCCTGCTGTAGTAGATAGTGTTCCATTTGTTTGAACGTAATATTGTGAAACAGTTGTTAAGCTAGATTGATTGTCGTCAGTTTGTCCTGTAGTTGCTACTTTTACATCTTCATTGTCAGCAACAGTCTCTTGTGCAAAACCTATAAAGTTTGTTGCTGTAAGGTTTGCATTTTGGGTAGTTACTGACCCATTTGGAACAATAACTGTAGATGCTAAGTCGTTAACATTATCTTCATAAGTAGCTAATACCTTTACATCTCCTTCAGAAGTATCAATACTTAAACCTGTAAAGTAACTTGTATTACTATTTAATATTGCATCTCCTGATTTAGATGGTGTTGTTCCTGTTATTGTAATTTCAGCATAATAAGGATTGTTAGAAGAATCCCTATATATAATTGGAATTTTACCTAAATCAGATTTACGATCAGTATTTACATTATTCCATTCTTCATGAAGTTTTGTTTCTGTGCCAAAAGACACATCCGTTCCACTTATTGTAGCGACAATACCCTGACCATCACTACCTGATGTAATTTGATATAATATAATAAATTTATCTGCTACTGAATCATAACAAACACCATTTGCTGTATATGTCCATGATGTTTGAATATCGTTTGAAGTAAATTGTGCTTTAGTGCCAAAAGTCATAGTTGTATCACTAAGAGTACCAACTATTGCTTGACCGTTATTAGAGCTATCTTCCCATGCAAATAAACCTTTTTTAGATGCAGAGCTATATGATGCACCAACACCACCATTCATACCAGTTGATTCAATTACAATACCACTTCCCCATGTTATAGCTGTATCACTTATTGTTCCTATATATACTGTTGGATAATTGCTATTTGTAAATTGACGAACAAATAAAACTACTTTACCATTTTCTTCATCAAAATAAGCCCATCTACCACCTGAACCACCATTAGAATCGCTATTATACACAACTTCGCTTCCGAAACTTATTGTACTTGCTCCTACAGTACCAACAACAGAAGCTCCTTTATTATTGTCATTTCCTTTAGTATATATAATTGCAACTCTATTGTTTGTTGAATCATACACAGGTATTGCGTGTTCACCATTATAAAGTCCTGAAGAAAATGATACTGTATCTTCTACTGTTGGCGTTGTACCAGAAGTTGAAACAACAATAGCTTTACCAAAGCTAGATTTCTGATGAGTAACTACAAATCTATCAGCGTTTGCGTCATAAACAGAATTGACAGTAGTACCTGCATCATCAGATAATTCTGTTTCTGTACCTTTTGAATAAGTATAAGTATTAGTTGTAGAACTTAATGCTACTTTTTCAAAATCACCATCTGTTCTTAGCACTACTGAATCACCTTTAGTAATAGAGCCATTGGCTAATCCAACTAATTCTGTTGGTGGTTCTGCTAATTCTAAATCTGTTCCTGATCGTGCTGTACCGACAAACTGAGATGCGTTTATTGTGGTTGATGATGTTGTGCCATAATATAAAGTTGAAATACTTAATTTTGAGCTGTTATCTACATCTCTACTTGCAACAACTACACCTTTATTTTGTCCATAAGCACCTGCTCCTGATTGTAATTGGTTATCGTTTGTTGTTATTACTGATGCACTACTAACAGCAAAAGATGATGCACTTGGAGTAATAACTCTATAAGTAAGACCATCTGAAGTGTGATCATCATCACGATAAACTGCAAATATTTTAGATACATCTGCGTCATATACAATATCTAAATAAGAACTTGAAACTGCTGTATAATCATTAATAGTACCTTCACCTGCAAAAGATATACTATTTGTACCACCACCTGTAACAGATCCTATAATACCTTTTGTAATACCATCTGTAGTGTTATGATAACCCACAAACACTTTATCATTTACAGTATCATAAGTTGCTGTTAATCCATCTACAGCATCAGTACCACTAAATACAACATCTGAACCTATAGTAACTGTTGGTGAGCCACTTGTACCTGAAGATTGTATAACATTTGCAGTACCGTAATTTGAGTTACTATCGTCTGTGTAAACAACTACTGTTCTACTTGTATCAGGATCATACACAACATCAAATTCGTTATGATGAATTGAACCATTTGTAACAATAGTAGATGTTGTTCCTGCTGTAAGACCACCACCTGAAGTTGTATAATAAGGCTTAACTTTAAATAACCATGAACCCGTGCTTTGATTAGAATTAAATAATAATAAATAATCAGAGCTTATATCGTAAGATAATTTTATGCCTAATTCATTTGAATATGCAATGCTTGTATCAGTTGGAGTTGCAACTGTTATAGTAGTGCCAGATATACTTAAACTTGTAATCATAATGTTACCTGAATTTCTAGCCCATGCAGTCCATACTTTACCATTACCAACAGCTATACCTATTTCTCTATTACTACTGTTAGATTCTAAAACAACAGGTGTACCCCATGTCATAGTACCATTTGACCATGTGCCAGCAACTACAGTAGGATAATCTGAATTTGATGGATTTTCATAACTAACAACAAAAGTTTCTGATGTTGAATCATAAACCATTTGAGCTTCACCATCTGAACTTACTGTATCAGCATCGTTCATTGTAGTAAAAGCTACTGTTGGATCATCATTAGTTGTATTTGTTGTAGTTGTTCTTTCAACAATAGTACCATCACTTTTTGCGTAATAATCTTTACCTGCTGTTAAACCTGTTTGATCGATGTTAATTGAACCTGGTCGATTAACTCCTACAGCTTCCGTATCACTTGCTGATGAAGATGCAATACCAAAATAATTATCTTTTGTAAGGTTTGTAGATGATGATGGCATAGTAACAACCGCACCATCATAATTAGCATTACTATTATCAACATAACTAATTATAGATTTTGCACCTGCTGAAGCTGTTGCTATATCATTACCATCTGCATTAGTTGTAGATACTTGTGTTTCAGTACCAAAAGTAACTGTGCTACCACTTAATGTTACACTTCTAGCAATAGGGTAATTATTGCTTGTGTTTCTATATCCCAATAATGTACTTTTGCTTGTAGCGTTATAACTTATTGTTGCTTCATTTGATGTTGTTGAATATTGATTTGCAGAACCCCACGTTGTACTACTGCCACTTACTGTTATTACATAAATTTGATTTGTGTTTGATGTGTAAAGATTTAGTAATATTTTCTGATTTTCTTGATCATAAGTCATATTTCTTTCATTATCTGGAAAAGGACTACTTGCAGATATTTTGACCGAAGATGTGTATGTAACATCTGTACCTGATATTGTTCCTAATTCTTCAGTTACATAATATGAATTACCTGCATCTCTATGCACAATAAGAACTTTTTGTTGATCTGAATCATAAGCTATGCACGTATTATTTGGAGTAGAGCTTGAAACGTCAGCAACAGTACCAAAACTTAAAGTAGTACCAGACAAACTTACTACCCTGCTTTTTAGGGTTGATGAATCTTCATAACTAATAACAGTTTTACTTGATCCTGTATAAACTGCTGAAACTTCACCTGTACTATTACTACTAAATGTTTGTGCAGAACTAACTGTTCCATTACCACTAGAGTCTAAAGTAATAACATTTGCTCTGCCTTCTCCTGCTGTATTGTCATTATAAAAAACTATTGTTGCTTGTTGCACTTCATCATATACAGCAAATAATGAGTGCATACCTCCAGTAGTTATATTTGCTTCAGAACTATAGGTTATAGTGTTAGCAGAAGTATCAATAGTACCAACTCTATATACTAAATTATAAGAGCCTGATCCTTTTCTATATATTGCAACAACTTTGTTTCTATAACTATCATAAATATTAAAATAATCGCTATTACCTGAACTTGAGTCAATTTCTTGTACTGAACCAACTGCAAAAGTTGTAGATGTTTCAGCGACTTGTGTAACTGTATAATTAGTATTTAAGATTAATGGCTTCCCTGCGGTAATACTGCCACTAGCTGTATAATCTCTGGCAACACCTACATTACGAAATGAGGATCTTTCCGCAGGATAAGTTGTAAAGACTGTTGATGTACCTGTTAAAGATACTGCCGAGCCTGAGTTAGAACTCTCTAAAATTGTATCTCTGCTTAAAGTTGTTCCACTGTGTGTATAAGTGCCAATACCAACTTCAAAACCTGCATCTGATTTGATTGCGTAATATGTTTGGTTGCCATCACCAATAACACTAAAGGCCTGGAAACCTGACTCTGCTGAACCTAAAGTAAGTGTACCTGTACCTGTAGTGCTTGTAGTAACCTTAACTCTATCTTTAACGACTATTGCCATTATATATCCATCCAATTTTTTCTTGTGGTTGTGCGTCTGCGCACTAAAGGATTTCTAACTTCACCTTGCTCTTTAGCTATAGGCTCTTTTTTTCTATTCATTTTTTCGTGAAGTATTCTTAAATTAACATTAAGAATATGATACGCGCCAAAAAGATACTGTAAGCAATCCCATGCTTCGTTCCTGGCCCTTATCTTTCTCCACTCGGTGCGTTTAACACCTTTTGTAATTCTTTCTACTCTTCTTTCTGATGTTAATTGTTCAAAGTATTCATCATCAAGAATTGAGTTAAAATGGACCATCCCTGCTCCATCTTCTATTTTTAATCTTCCATAAATTAAACTTTTGACGGTATCTGATCCGATAGGAAATAATCGAACCTTACCAATATTGTTTTTAGATGGCCTTCCTACTAACGGCCTGCTTTCACCACCTACACCTTTAATAGCAAATACTCTACGATGAGCATTTTTTCTTACATAAGTATAAACTTGCGAAGTATGATGACCACCTGAGTCAATACAACTTCCTCTTACAGTCATCTCAATGCCTAAAGGATGTTTATATACTCTGTCTAAATAATCGTCTAAATCTTGCCACAATTGATGACCTGACGGATCTCCATAAAGTACATCATGAGAAATAATGTATAAGGACTCATCCCTTGTAAATCCACCAACTGTTATTTCTAATCTGTCGTCTTGCGTATCAATACCTGCAACTAAGATAACAACATCTCTTGGTAATTGATCACCTAATTCTTCGGCTCTTTCTTTTAGCTTATAGCTGTCAACACTTTCACCTGCATCTTCATCCCAAGTTTCCGCTAGTACAGTATTTACAAAAACTCTTAAGGTTTCTGGGAGATCTTTTGCTTGATGAAAGTAATTAGCTTGCTCATAAGTCGAATTCCACATCGAATAAAGGCCACTAATCCAAAAGCTACGCGTTCCATTAAACTCAGCATTAGGCTTCCAATACCCATTGCTAATCGCATGAACCCTTTTACTGTCATCCCAAGCTGAACCACATCCTTTACAAACAATGTTAGCGTCTTTAAGGATTCCATTGTCTTTTTGAAAATGTACATCTTTCCACTCCAATAATGTTTCATCATTACAATCAGGACATCTTATATAAAAACGTCTTTGATCACCTTGCTCGTAAAACTGTTGAATACGAGAATTACCTTTTATTGTTGGTGTAGAGACCATACCAATCTTACGATTGAAAAAATTTGAGGTTCTACGTTTACCTAAACCAATAATATCACCTTCGGTAGTCGCTGTTGAATACCTATCGACCTCATCGCATAGAAGTATTCTTACAGGCCTAGAACTTGCACTAGAAGGAGAGTTAGAACCAATTAGATCCAAACTACCACCTGTAAAAGATTTGCTGTAAACGGTATTACCGCTATCCCTAGACCTTGGATCTTTTACTTTGTTACTTAACTTTTTACTGTCTCTAATCATCGGTGTAATCCGATTTTTAGAAAACGTACCTGCCATTGATAATGTCGGTTGTATTATCATTATTGGACTTGGATCTAAGTCAATATGATAACCTAATACATTAAGCAGGATCTCAGTTTTACCTAACTGACTACCTGACATAATTACAACTTGTTCTACCAACGGATCAGAGAAAGCATCCATCATTTCTTTTTGAAAAGAATAAGTTACCCACTTGCCAGGTGATGCACTCGTCTCCGATGATAGAACTCTATTTTGATCCGCCCACTCGCTCACCGTCATTTTCGGTGGTGGTTTCAAATTCTTTAGTGTCTCTTGTGCTGTTATCTGTAGAGACTCTGTCGGTACTTGTAGCATCTAACTCCACTTGGGTATTGACTAACTCGTTTAGAATTAAATCAACTTCCTCATCAATTCTTGTTCTCACTTGAACTAAGCTTGTTGCTCCGTAAACATCTGCGCTTACTCTTGAGCTCAAAGCTAATAATTTTGTTTTTATTAATACGGCAATGCTAGTCCAAACTTTTTCAATATCGTCTTGATGTTGGAGCTCACCGTTTTTTTGTAAAGCTTCTAATTCTAAGATTTCAGCTCTAGCTTTTTCTTGTCTTAACTTGGCTTCTCGTAAATCTTGCGGTGCATCGCCATGAACCACCTGACCTCTTAGGTATTTTATGTAACCTTGTATTGAATCAACTAATCTATAGCGATTTCTAGCTTGTTGTTCAGGTAAAGTACCTGATTTTGCCAATTGTTGTATTCTACGTACTGATAAGTCTAAAATATCGCTTAATTGCTTACTCGTTACAGTTAAATCTGGTTTTATCATGTCAAAATCAATTTTTTACTAATCCTTGTAATTTTATTACAATTTCGCTGTTTTTTTTGGCTTTAGATCAATATTTAAACCAATTTTAAGGCGTTTTAAGAGCCTTTTTTTTAAGTATTAGTTACCCTTTAGTTTATATCGTAATTTTTAATTTTTGTTTTAAAAACTACCTTAAATCGTTAGCGAAGGCTACTTTAGAGGTCTGTCACTAGAAGAAACTTGCGCCACGAAAAACC